TTTCAATAGCTGCATTCTTACCTATCAATCCACAGTTAGTGCCCACTTGTTCAAAACCAAATGTAAATGGAGCTCCAATAAATTTCATTGTATATACAGCATTATCTGTCCACACTAGAATAGTTTCTTTAGCTTTTAAAGATCCTATAATTCTAGTTCCATCTTGTAATCTTTGAGACCCTGCCGAGTTAATAGCTGTAGGGGTATAATCATTTATATCTTCTTGATCTGAAAATCTTATAAACATATCATCTTGTGTTGAAGTTGATCCAATAGTTGTTTCAGTTCCTAAATGAATTAAATGCCTGGTTGTGGGTGAAACTAAAGTAACTCTAGTTGCAGTTGGATTATTTGTAGTTGAAAAACCTGTAGTGCCTGTAGATGCTCTTGTTGTAAATCTAGCTGCAATTCCTGAGTTCCAAGTAAAAGTTTTACCGTTTGCAATAGTTGCAACTAATACTTGACCAAAATTACTCAATGACCATAAGGCAGATTCTAGAGTTACTTGAGAAGCTTGAACAGCTGAACCCCAACCAGAATAATCTGATGCATCAGCAACTGCAGATCCAGTACCATGAGCTTGACCATTTGACGTTCCAGTAGTAGCCGTTCCAAATGCTCCTCTAGTAATACCAGTTAAAGTATTAGTACCTTTTCCCGTATAAGAAATTAATTCATTACCGACTGCTATAGTTCCTGCAGTTGGAAATCCTGCATTAGATACAATATTAATTGTAGTTCCTGATCCTGCTGTTCCTGCAGTATCCGCAGTTAAAACTCCATTTAAAGCACTGGTTAAGGCTCCTGAAACAGTTCCGCCATATTGAGAAATACCAAAACCATAACCATAAGATTGTGCTGCAGGACCTATTTTTTCATAAGGTATAACAGAAATACTTCCTCCAGTAGATACAGTCGTTGTTGCATTAGTACTTTGAGTAATTGTAAAAGTTGTTGTTGTGGGTGCTGAGGTTACTTGAAATAATTTATCATCAAAAACGTTTGGATTATAACCTGTATTACTAGGTAAAGTAACACTAGCAAATAAAACAATATCTCCTGGTTCTAAACCATGTGCACTTGCTGTAGTTATTGTACAAATTGGAGAGTTCTGAACTGTTGCGATTGTTGAAGAAGCTAAGGGAGTTTTTAAAGGTGTTATATCAAATAGCTGACCTTCAAAATATATAAGTAAAAATTTATCTGTTCCTATTGCAACATATCTATTTCCGTCTAAATCAACAAATGCAAATTCTTTTCTAGCTACTCCTACAATAGTATCTGATAAAAGAGAAGACCAACCCCCTACTTTTTCAGGTAAGTTATATCTAAATCGTACATTGTCTGAATCTACCCAACGAAACTCTGCACCTGAAGTGGTGTCCTGTTTATCAATTCCAGGTAATACTTTAAAATCAATAAGAGCCATGATCCATGCTCCCTATACTGTGTTGGTTTTAAATGCCCAACCTCTTGTTGCATCTATATATAACAAAGTAATAGATTGACCATTAGTATTTAATGTTAAATTACTTGTGCCAGAGTTAATAGGTTTACCATTTCTGTTAATAATACAGTTGTTAGATCCCCATGTTCCTCTAGTATCAATTATACTTACTTCATCTCCTACAGCCGGAGATGCGGGTAAAAGTATGGTAATAGGATTAGAAGAAGTGTTAGCTAAAATTTGATCTCCTGAAACAGCTGTGTAAGGCGTGTTTGAATCTGTAATTGTATTATAACCTTTTTCAGTTATACCTTTAGTAGTATTTGTACCGTCTGATTTAACTAACATGACAGCACCTGAAGGTATTGCTAAAGCTGTTCCACTTGCTGTCAATACACTTAAAGTTCTATTTGAGGTTCCCCGAACTGTAGCATCTTCAATAATAAAAACTCTTTCAGCTCCTGCAGGCATGGTAACAGTTCTGTTTGCTGTTAATGTTCCTGTTAATTTAATATATAAATTTTTACCATTTGAAGTAGCTCCATTATCTAAAGCCAAAGTAACGTCAGCTCCACCTACAGCTAAAGATAAATAACCGGAAGAAGACTGTTGTAAAATTTGTAAATTTGTATTTGTTATAGTTCCCCAAAGACCTGCTTTTTCTCCAGTAGTTACTAATTCTAATTTTAAATCTGATGAGTATGATGATGCCATAATTTATTTAAAAGGGTTCAATTGGTGTCCATGTCATGTTTGCTCCTGGTATTATATCATTCCAAGTGATGACCCCTGCTTCTCCTGTGTTAGCTATTAGCTGTGCTCCAGTTGGATTTACTAACGCTGTTCCAGTTACTGTAACATTTCCAGTAGCAATGGTCAATGAATTTCCGCTAACATTTGCAGTAGCTCCTGCAATAACAGTAACAGTTCCTGTGTTTAATGAAGTCGCATTACCAACAACACTAAAGTTAGCATCTCCTGTAATAGTTAAAGATCCAGTTCCAAGAGTTACTTGTGAAACATCAGGAATCTCTACAATAGAACCAGCTGTAATTCCAACACTACCAATACTAATTGATAAAGCATTACCTATTACTTGAATATTTACATTTTTATCGTTAGCCGTTGAAAACGGCTCTTCTGCAAATGAAAAAAATCCAAAGAGCATAGGTTAACTCTCCTAGCTTGCTGTGTAGGCTTTACCAGCAGTGATCGCAGAATTAGAAGCAGTCATACTCTCATTAGTCCAAAAATCTTTAGCAACCATAAGTTCTAAATGTTCAACATTTCTGTCAACAGCTGATTGTCTATCAGCAGCTTCTTCGTCTGCCATTTGTGTTCCAGCAATAACTTCATTAATTAAAGTTACTGAATGTCCCATAGCTGTGTAATCTTGTGCTATATCTTCTGCAGTTTTTACGTCTTCACTCATATTATATCCTTTTAGTTAGTTGCGCATGCAACGGGTTTAGTTGTATCAAGTTTTTTAAATTCATCAAGAATTATTTTTGGTTCTACCATGTTATTTCTAGGATCGCTATCGTTATATTTAGCCTCATCCCACTCATTTCCCATGTGAAACTGTAGATTTTTGTTGTGTGAATAACCAAATTGTGTCCAACGAGTACTACCCCAAACAACAACCCCATAAGCCTTAGCTGAGGGTGAGAAGTGTTGTAGGCAACTATCTATAGCAACGAACCCTTCAGATCCTTTTAACATTTCATGTAACTGGGTCCAATGTAAATCACATCTAATTGTGCCATCATAATGAGGTTCATTAGGTAAAACACAGTTGATAATAGTAGTATCTTTATATTCTTCTCTCAACATATTAACTACTTGTTGAGCAAGGTAGGGTTGATAGTTTCTATTTGGATTAATATTTGTGTATTGGTTACTGGCATTAAAACCCATTTGAGGTTGACCACCAGAGAATTGAATCATTATGTATTTACCAATCTCATTATCAGCTAACCATTTAGTAACAGCCACTTTATGGTTGTCTGTATACAGTTTAGCTGTCATTGATTTATCATAGTCAACACCATGATGTTCACAGTAGCTTTCAATAATATGTTGCTTACCAAATTGAAAATTAGATTTGTAAGGCTCGCAATAAAAAATATTATCTGATGCCATGATCCTTGGATCTGTTAAATGTAGTGTTTGTTCTAATACTAATTTAACATCTGGGTTACTGGCAAAACAACCTATGTAAGGTGTGTATATTTGCACATCTCCTTTTTCTTTTAACTTAGGAATTAATGCACTAAATGTAGCACACTTACCTACTCCGCCTTCTACGACATATGTATTTAACATTTTATCTTCTTTCTTTATTTGTTTTTTAGTAATTCTATTTCTGCTTTAAGTTCTTTGATTGCATTGACTAATACTGGAACTAAATTTGCATTAGTAAATTTTAAATTTTCAACATCATCATTATCAATAATAATTGGATTATCTCCTTCTAATTCTAATAGCTCTTGTGCTTTAAATCCATACCTTGCTTTACCATTAGGTGTTGCATCTTCTCTTGATTTTTTAAAATTATATTTAATTGGATTTAATTGATTAACAAAATCTAAACCATGAGGTACTTCCTCAATATTCATCTTATCTCTTAAATCTGAAGTTACTGTCCAATCAATTTTAATGTGAGCAGTTGCTGATGAATTATTACCTATTACAATATTATTACTTCCTGTTGTAACATTTCTTACAGCATCATTTCCAGCAGACTCACCAAGAAGTGCATTATTACTTCCAGTTGTAACATTGTCTCCAGCATTGTGTCCAAACATTGCATTTTGACTACCTGTTGTTACAGAAAACCCAGAACTTGCTCCAACAGAAGTATTATTATCACCTGTTGTGGCACTTCTTAAAGATTGTGAACCTTCTGCTGTATTACTATCACCTGTAGTTAATGTAATCATTGATGATCTACCAACTGCTGTGTTATCATTAGCACCAGCATCAACATCAAGTAAAGCAAAAGAACCAACTGCTGTATTATAATTTCCTGTTGAGTTACCACATAAAGCTTCATTTCCTACTGCCGTATTTTCAGTACCTGTTGTGTTACATCTTAAAGCATTTCTACCAACACTACTATTTTTTGTTCCTGTAGTATTGCCAAGTAAAGAACGCATACCTATTGTTGTGTTATCATTACCTGTTGTGTTAGCTGCTAAAGCATTATCTCCAACTGCTACGTTATAACAACCTGATGTGTTCGCTGTTAAAGAATTGTAACCAACTGTTGTATTTTCATTACCTGTTGTATTTGCATCTAAAGCAAAAGCACCTACTGCTGTATTTTGACCAGCTGTTGTGTTTTTACAAAGTGCAGAATATCCAATTGCTGTATTACTTGCACCTGTTGTATTAAATCTCAAAGTTTCTTTACCAACTGCTGTATTGGTTGCTCCAGTTGTAGTTACTTTCATAGCACTATGACCAACTGCTGTGTTACCTTGTGCTGTTGTGTTTGCAAATAAACTATAATGACCAATCGCAGTTAAATGAAAACCGCTTGTATTTGTTGTACCAGCTTGCTGACCTATAGCCATGTTATCTCCAGCAGCATTATTTGCTGACAAAGCAGAACTACCTATTGCTATATTAGTAGTATTTGTAGTGTTTGCAGCTAATGCGTTTTGTCCAATTGCAATATTGTTTCCACCTGTTGTGTTAGATGACATAACACCTGCACCAACCGCAACAATAGAAGCACCTGTTGTGTTCGCTGTTAAAGCATTTTTTCCAACAGCAACATTATTACTTGCTGTTGTGTTTGTAGCCATAGAACTTATTCCAATGGATACGTTATTACCACCTGTAGTGTTAGCTGTTAAAGCTTGTTGACCTACTGCTGTATTAGAAGTACCTGTTGTATTAGCTGCTAAAGCACTATTTCCTATTGCTGTATTACATTCTCCTGTTGAGTTAGCTGCAAGTGTGAAATAACCAAAAGCACTATTACAATCTCCTGTGGTGTTAGAACATAATGATCTTCTTCCAAATTTCC